CGGTAGCCCTCTTCGGGCAGGGTGAGATGACCGAATTGTCTGAGCAAGAATCGGCAAAGCGCGATGATATGAACGAGCAGTACATGGCCGATAACGTCGTCGAGGCGTTCTTTCACCGGGCCTACCTGATAGATTGTGAGGCCCAGGACTGGGTGCCCGCTTCCGACGTGCTGCAGGATATGGCGCTGAAAGGTCTCAAGATCAATCAGAACGAGGCCCTCAAGCGGCTGGCTGAATACCTCAAGAAGTGCGGCGTAGAAAAAGGCAGGCCCCGCCCGGCTCAAGTCGTGGCCTATCGAGGCATCCGGCCTAACCCTGTAGCACCCGATTCCTACTGAGACGGGGTGCTACGGGGTGCTACAGGGTTGTTTTGTAGCGCATATGTTCAAGTTTTCGTGCCTATGAAACAGGGTGCTACAGGGTGCTACAGGGTTAATCCTCTACATAACTAATAAAAGGGTAATAAAAGGATATATAGTGCGTGGAGTGTGTGCGATATGTATAAAAATACACTAAAAAAAGAAGTTAATAGAAAGTGCCTGCACACCCTGTGCACCCTGTAGCACCCCCCTCAAAATGGAGGATTCAACCCTAATGAAAATGCAGAGCACCAGGATACCGGCAGGCCCGCTCAAGAGGGTGTGGGTGAACAAGCATTGCCTGCCCCAGTTCGGGGGCCAGGACGCCCATAGCCCGGCGTGGGAGGTCGAGGTGGTGCTGACGGGCACCGTGGAACGTTACAGGGGATACCGCGTGGCCATCCTGGGGGAAGTGCGGTGCGTGTACGACCCCGCCCGGCCTGCCGAAGGACCCCATGCCTGGGTCGAGACGGAGGACGAGGTAGTGGTTTATAGTGCTGTCGAAGGAGATGGGGAATCTTCTGAGGACGTAAGGAGGTAGGGTTATGCAATTAGTCTACTGCCCTCGGGGTAAACGGTGGTATCGTGTTTTGATGTGCCCTCGGTGCGGGTGTTGGTTCGTGCTAGAGGAGGATGACGTATTCGTACAGCCGTACTATTGGACCGGAAGCCGCAAGGAAACTTTGGAGCCGTTCTGGCGTTGTGGTGAGTGCGGGACAGGGCCGCATAAAATCGGCGGCATGAGTGGGGCTGTGAGGGGGCGTAAGATCGCGGAATACGAGCAAAAGCGTGTGGGGGGTGAGGACACACAACCATGAAAGCAATAGGCATCCTGCTCGCCCTCGGGGCGCTCGCCCTGGCAGCGTGGGCGGCGTATGATGAAGCGTACAGGTCGACGCGCACAAGAGGGTGGCCCTCGGCCGTGGTGATGGAGTAGCGGGAATATGCTTACAGGTACCAAAAGGAGGTAAGACTGTGGCGATACAAGATTGGAAACTGGCAGAGATCAACGCGCATTTGGATAACCCCCCCGAGGACCCCATGTTAGCGGCGGGGGTGGCACGGGATGACGTGCGTGTGCTGTTGTACTACTACTTCGAGATGCAAGCGGACCTACAGGCCGAGCGGCAACGGGGGCAGCGGGCGCGCGAACTGGCACTGGTAATGTGGGAACACGCGGACGCATACGGTGATTATGAGATACCCCCGCAATATGTGCATGACCTGATGTATCACCTGGCACCTGACGTGATGCAGGCTTTGGACGAGGACGAGGCGGAGCGCCGAGTAAAGTCCGACCAGGATGAGGCGGACATCTGGGGGCAGATACATACCTTAGGGACGCAGACCAACACGCCGGAGGCTGAGTGGCGGCCTGTATATCAGGGCATGGGGCTAAACGCGGTACTGAAATACTTGCAGAACAAACTAGCTACGCAGGAAGGTAGGCCGTTAGAATGATAGTTCTGGGGGCTTATCAAGGAGGGATAAGGTGGTTATGATAGATCGAGTCGATCTAGGTTGCTTGCTAGTGGCAGCGGGATTGTGCGGCTTAGTGTGGCTCTTTTCGTGGGCCGACAGCCGAACTAAGCACCGATAGGGGGTTAAACGATGGCAGAGCAAAAACAGGTATGTGCGGAGTGCGGTTTACCAGCAATGCCCGATCACCCGCTGACCGATTGGGCAGGTACGTTGTACCACGGCAGTGATGAATTGTGCATCCATCTGCTAGTGCGTGCCCTGGCTGCCTCACTGGACAGGACCGTACGTGCTGAAAAGTTGCTAAATGCCGTAGATGCCGTAGCGCCCCGAGCGCGTGCCGAGGCAGAGCAACTTTTGGAGCGGTGGGCGCGAGAAAACCACGCGTGACAGATGCGCGGCTCTTGGGGGGCACGAAGGCATGGCAGCCAACAGCGACAACAAGTACGGCAACAAGCACACCGAGGTAGACGGCATCCGCTTTCAGAGCAAGGCCGAGGCTCGTAGATACTGTGAGCTCAAGCTGCTGCAGCAGGCGGGCGAGATTCGCGACCTTGAGTGCCAGCACCCCATACCCCTCGACGCTTACGTGTTCCAGGGTAAGTACGCCGGCGAGGTGCGCCACGTGGCCGACTACCTGGCCGATTTCCGGTATATTGACGTGACTACCGGAGAGCCGGTGTACGAAGACGTAAAAGGCGGGCCTTCGACAACTATGTTCCGTCTGAAACGTAAGTGGGTAGAGATCGAACACAACATCAAAATAAAAGAGATTCGTGGATAACCCTACACGCTCGCTTATTCTTATATATAATGGTATATAAGTACAAGTGAGGGGGTCAGCACATGCCGACGGGTATAGCAAAAAGTGGCAAGCGCAACTGCAAGCCGCGCGTAGAACGTGTGGAATTACACTGTGAGACTTGCGGGCAGGCTATGTATTTTCTTCCGTCACAACTGAGGGTACGAAAGCGCATACGCTACTGCTCGAATACCTGCAAGGGCGAGGCGAGGCGCAAGCCAGGGACGCGCGTTCAGGTTCAATGCAGCAATTGCTGCAAGCTATTCGAGAAACGAAGCGATCACTTGACGCCCAACAACTACTGCTCGCGGCAATGTCGTGACCTTGCCCGGCAAGTACCGGGGGCAAAGTGGCGCGATCCCGAGCAGATCAAGGCCTACATGCGTGAGTACACACGTGCCAACCGCGAGAAGCACAACGCGCGCAATAGGCGTTGGATTGCTCAGAACAAGTCAAAGCGGTTCGAAGTACAAGCCCGCTATCGGCAGACACACGCGGATGCTATCACGGTCCTGCACCAGCGGCGGCGTCACCAGGTGGTGCGCGGCGACCTGACAGTGGCACAGTGGTCCGCTATCAAGGAGGCCGCCAATAACTGCTGCGTCTACTGTGGTCGTGGCGAGCCTGAGATCAGGCTGACATTGGACCACATCATCCCCTTGTCAAAGGGTGGCGAGCACACGGCGAAGAACGTACAGCCGCTATGCCAATCCTGTAACTCGCGCAAAGGCGTATCGACCACGGTGTACCGCCTGAAGAAGCGGTGGGCGGAGACGGAGCACGGCATCACGATCAAGGAAATCAGGGGGTAAGACGATGGATCAAGCAGAATTTCTACAGCGCGTGAAGAAGCACAAGAACGGCTGCTGGTACTGGCAGGGGGCAATCGGCAAAGAGGGCTACGGCCAGGTGCTCATCGACAAGCGTTATCGCGCGGCGCATCGCGTAGCTCACGAGCTGTTCAAGGGGCCAATCCCAGAAGGGCGGCAAATAGACCACCTGTGCAACAGGCGCCAATGTGTGAACCCTGAGCATCTTGAGTGCGTCACGTCACAAGAGAACTCTAGGCGCCGTGAGGTTCGCGGCAAAGCGTGGGGCTATATGTGGCGTTCCGGCAACGTTCGTGAGTACTTAGACAGAGAACTGCTGTAAAGCGTCTTAGAAGCTCGCTCAGCGCCTCTGGTGGGCAATACAGGGGGCTATTGACGGAACGATAATATCGGGGTATGCTATGGGAGAGGTAGAGATTATACACATGGGCAGAAACCAGGGGCCGGGACCGAGGCCGAGAACGAAGGAATGGAAAGAGCCGTTCCTCGCGTATTTGCGCCTGCACCCGAACGTGACGCACGCCGCGAAGCTCACGGGGATCGAGAAGTCGTGGGCGTACCAGGTGCGCGAGCAGGAGCCCGACTTTGCCGAGGCATGGGACGAGGCCATAGCGGAGAGCATCGGGGGCATCGAGAAGATCGCGTTCGATAAGGCGCGCTCGGAGGATGCCCGCTGGCAGACCATGATGATCTTCCTGCTCAAGAACTGGATGCCCGAGCGGTACAAGGACACCGTGCAGAATGAGATCACGGGCAAGGACGGCACGCCCGACGTGATCGTGAAGGTGCTCAAGGGCGTATCGCTTGACGACCTGTAGAGCGCCCCAGGCCCGGTACGGCACGGGAGACACATGGCCTACGCGATAGCGGAAGTACCGCAGAGCAGCACTAAAGGCTTCGCCCCCAGGGGCGGGGCCTTGCGGCTGTGGCACACCCGCTCGCACGAGGTCATGCTGTCGGGCCCAGCAGAGACGGGCAAGACGTACGGCTCCCTCCAGAAGCTCGACTCGCTGATGTGGAAGTACGCGGGCGCCCAGGCCGCCATAGTGCGTAAGACCTACGCCTCCATGCACGGCACGGTGCTCCAGACGTACAGGCGCATACTGGGCAAGGACACCCCGGTGCGCGCGTTCGGCGGAGAGAAGCCCGAGTGGTTTGACTACCCGAACGGTAGCCGCGTGTTCATTGGCGGAATGGACAACCCTCAGAAAGTCCTGTCGGGCGAGCGCGATGTGATCTACGTCAACCAGGCCGAAGAGCTCTTGCTGGACGACTGGGAAACGCTTACCACGCGCGCCACTGGCCGGGGCGGCGGAACGATGCCCTACGCACAGATCTTCGGCGACTGTAACCCCGGCCCCCATACCCACTGGATAAAGCAGAGAGCAGGCGCGGGCGCGCTGGACTTCATCGAGTCACGCCACGAGGATAACCCCACGCTGTACTCGGACGAGGGCGCCATCACGGAGCAAGGCCGCCGCACTATGGCTGTGCTGGACGCGCTTACCGGCACGCGCTACAAGCGGCTGCGTCTGGGCCTGTGGGTAGGCTCGGAGGGCCAGGTGTACGAGGAATGGGATAGCGCCGTTCACCTGGTAGACCGCTTCGACATCCCCCCCGAGTGGCCCCGCTACCGCGTGATCGACTTCGGCTACACCAACCCGTTCGTGTGCCTGTGGGCTGCCTCAGATCACGACGGGCGCCTGTACGTGTACCGCGAGGTGTACCGCACACAGCGGCTGGTAGAACAGATGGTGCCCGACATACTGCGGCTGTCGGAGGGCGAGCGCATAGCGGACACGCTGGCCGACCACGACGCGGAAGACCGCGCCACGGCACAGGCCCACGGCCTCCGCACGCGCGCCGCGCAGAAGGACGTAGGGCCGGGCATACAGGCCGTGCAGTCGCGCCTGAAGATAGCGGGCGACGGGCGCCCCCGGTTGTACGTATTCCGCGACAGCCTGGCCCACCCCCCCGACGAGAACCTCTTGAGCAGGCGCAAGCCCACGCGGCTGGCGGAGGAGTTCGACGGCTACGTATGGGCCAAGTCTCAGAGTGGCGACCGCATCAAGGAAGAGCCCGTGAAGCAAGACGACCACGCGCTTGACGCGCTGCGCTACTTAGCGATCAGGCTGGCCGACCAGAGGCGGGTAGGACAGGTACTTTAGGGGAGACGGGGAGACTATGATGCCGGAAGAGCGCAAGGCGAACATAATCGAGCGGATCCTGTTCGGGCCGGACGTGAACAAGGGCCTGCGGGCGGCGTCGTCGTCGGCGTCGCAGGAAAAGGGCATGATTCTCTTCGATAGCGTGAACCGCTACGCCGCGCCCTGGGCGACCCCCGTGTTCCCCATCAACACGGCCGGCACCTTCGGCGGGCGGTATGACTACGCCATAGACGCGGGCGACATGATCGACTCGTCCCTCGTCATGGTGTGCTTGAACTGGCTCATGCGCGTGTTTCCCATGGCCCGCTGCCGCGTCGTGCTAGAAACCGAGGACGGCGTAGAGCCCGTCAAGGGGCACGCGCTGACCCGTCTCCTGAAGCGCCCTAACCCCGTCTACTCGGGCGTGCAGCTCTGGCGCTGCACCGTCCTGTCGTACAACTGGGCGGGCAATGCTTACTGGCGCAAGGTGCGCAACGCCTCTGGGCAGGTGATCCAGCTGTGGTACGAGCCTCACTGGACCATCCGCCCGCGCCGCGCATCCGGCCAGGACTTCGTGAGCTACTACGAGGTATACCGCGACAACCAGTGGGTAGAGATACCGAGGGAGGACGTAGTGCATTTTCGCTGGGTGCTTGATCCGCGCCAGCAGATGCTAGGGTTAGGGCCCATAGATTCGGCGCTCAGGGAGGTGTACACCGACCAGGAGGCCACGCGCTACACGGCTGTGGTGCTGCGCAAGCTGGGCGTGCTGGGTGGCGTGGTGACACCGGTGGGGGAGGACGAGATCGCCGATCCCGAGCAGCTGAAGGCCATGCTGCAAACTATCTCGACGGGCGACGAGCGTGGTTCGTGGGGCGTATTCTCCCGGCCGCTGGACATCCACCAGCCCTCGAACGACCCGGCCAAGATGAACACGCGCCTTATCCACATGAACCCCGAGGAGCGGGTAGCCGGTCTGATAGGCATCCACCCCGCCGTGGTGGGGCTGGGGGCGGGCCTTGAGCACAGCACGTACAACAATTCGGAGGAAGCGGCGCGCGCTGCCTACGCGAACAATATCAAACCCGCGTACGACAGCTTCGCGGAAGAGATAGACATGCAGCTAGTATCGGACTTCTCGAACATCGACGAGGAGACGGTTGAGTTTGACGTGTCGCGTATCGACGTGCTCAAGGGCGACATGCAGAAGATCGAGACGAGCGCGACCCTCTTGTGGAACGCCAACGCTATCACGCGTGCCATGCTAAAGATACGCATAGGCGAGAAGCCCGCCGCGGACGGTTCGGACGATGGATACAAGCACGAATTGGTGCCGGGCGGCAGCGGTGCCCCGGACGTGGGCACAATGCCCGGGGCTACGGGTGACGGTTTCGGTGACGGCACTATGCCGCCCGCTATGGGCGAGAGTACAGCGCCAACGCCACCTGAGAAGGCGCTATTACTGCCGGCGGTATTCTCGAACGGGCACGGGGAGGATTAGCAGGATGATACAGGACGTGAGCCCGCGCCCGACCGAACGCTACACCGACATCCGGTGCGATAACGTCGTGCTGAACTTCCACAGCCGGCAGTACCAAAGGTGCAACCGCCTGCTCATGCGCCTGCGTAGCGGCGATACGCTGAACGTGCCGGTAGAGGTCGAGTGCTCCAAGTGCGGCCAGCGGCGCTGGGTAGGCGTGGACAATATGACGGCATGATATAATGGCGACCATGCGGGCTTAGGGCTCAGCGCGTGCTTGGTGTATTGCATTTCAAGTGCAGCGGTGCTATATTGGCTGTAAGTAAATAAATTAGAGCGCCACCAGCGCGCCGCAAGAGCGTCCACAGCGACCAACCCCCAGGGGTGTGGTCGTTTTTTGTTGCCCAAAAACAGAGGGGTAGGCCGATGACAGTAGAACACAAGTTTATCTCTTTTGCCTCTTTCAAGGCGCGCACCGAAGGGCCGGGCGGCTGGGAGGGCTACCTCTCCAAGACCGGCGAGGTAGACGACGGCGGCGACCTGATATTGCAGGGGGCCTACACCGACACCACCCCCGATTTCCTGGCGCGCGGGTTCAACGCGGAAAGTCACGACTGGACATTCTCGCGCATGATCGGCTTCCCCCTGTCGGCGAAGGAAGATGACGAGGGGCTATACGTGGTGTCTCAGTACCACTCGACGGCCGACGCGCAACTGGTGCGCACGAAGGCGCAGGAGCGCCTTGCCGCCGGCAAGGGCGTGTACATGTCCATCGGCTACGAGCCGGGGGCACCGCCCATATTCATTGAGCCCGGGGAGTACGCCGAGAAGCTACCCCAGTACTCGCGCAAGGGCCTGGAAGAGCAGAACATGCTAAAGGCCCTGCAATTTCCCGTGGTGCGCGTGATACCTAAAGTAATCCTATACGAGGGCAGCATCGTGAGCGTCCCTATGCTCCGATCTGCCGAGGTAACGGCGGTCAAGTCGCTCGGTACACCGGACCTGGGTACGGGCCTGGAGTACAACGAGCACGCCCGGTGGCTGGGTACGGCTATCGGAGAGTTCGCGGACCGCACGGAGGCGCGCGCAGAGATGCGCACGAAGGAAGGCCGCGTGTTATCGCAGGCCAACTACGACGAGCTGGTTTCCCTGTGGGAACGGCTCGGCAAGTTGCTTGAGGGGGCTAAACCCCGCCCGAAAGCTACAGAGGGTGACGACGAAGAGAGCCAAGCAAAGGCCCGTAAAGCACTGGCCGTAGAACTGGCGCGCATAGTCCACCGCGACAGCGCGCGTAGAGGAGTACCCATCAAATGAAGCCATCTGAAGTATTGCAGAGCGATCTCGCCAAGAAGCAGCAGGAGCTGCACGAGTTCCTGGGCGACGTAAAGGAAAAGAGCTTTTCGGCCGAGGACATCGGCGAGATCAAGCGCCGAAACGACGAGCTTGACCAGATCGAGGACAAGCGCGCGAAGGCGTACGCCGAAGAGCAAGAGGTAGCGGCTATCGCGGCGAAGAACCGCGAGCGCATAGAGGCCCTTAGCACGCCCGTTGACCCGGTAGGCCATGGCGGCGCCGGTAGGCCGGGGGCCGGTATGTCGGGCCAGCCTGAGCAGAAGAGCCTGGGCCACCAGTTCACCGAGCACGCCGCGTTCGTGAAGGCCCCGGCCAGGCGGTCGACCACGGTAGAACTGCCCAATTTCGAGTTCAAGACGACCATGACCACTTCGGCGGGCTTTGCGCCTTCCGTGGTGCGCACTGCCGTTGTGGTCCCCTACGCCCTGCGCCGCCCGGTCGTCGCGGACCTGATCCCGCAGGACTCCACCACGCAATCGGCGATCAAGTACATGGAGGAAACCACCTCCACGAACGCGGCCGATCTGGTAGCCGAGGACGGGCTCAAGCCCGAGTCGGCGCTCGCCTTTACGGAGCGCACCGCGAACATGGGCAAGATCGCCACGTGGATACCCGTCACTGAAGAGCAGTTGGAGGATGCGCCGCAGGTACGCGCCCTCGTCAACAACCGCCTCACCGTATTCCTTCAGCTGGAGGAAGAGGACCAGTTGCTCAACGGCACGGGCAACATCAACGGTTTCCACAACCGCGTGACGCAGACGCAGGCTAAGGGCGTCGACCCTACACCCTCTGCCATCTACAAGGCGTTCACCAAGATTCGATTCACCGGGTTCGCAGAACCCGACGGTGTGGTCCTGCACCCGAACGATTGGGAGCCGATCAGGCTGCTGCAGGACTCCACGGGCCGCTATATCTGGGGCGATCCGTGGGTAGAGGGCATCGAGCGTGTGTGGGGCAAGCCCGTGATCGTGACCCCGGCCGAGGTGGAAAATACCGCGCTCGTGGGCGACTTCGGGATGTTCTCTCACATCTCGCGCAGGACCGGCATCACGATCCGCACCACGGACAGCCACTCCGACTACTTCATCTACAACCGGCTGGTGATCCTGGCGGAAGAGCGCTTGACGCTCGAAATCTACCGACTGGCGGCTTTCTGCAAAGTAACCGGAATCTGAGTCTAAGCTGCCGATAGTGCGTCAGGCCGCACACGATACTGAGAGGGGCGGCTAACGGCTCATTCCCGCCCCTCCGTGGCAAAGGAGACATAAGACAATGCCAATCGAGCTCGTAAACGTAATCGAGGGCGCCATAGGCGGGTCCGCTTACACATCCGCCGGCGCGCCCACGGCGGGCACCGACGAGGTTCAAACACTGACCATCGGCGGCACGCCCACCAGCGGCACTTTCAAGCTTGCCTACGACGGCCAAACGACGGCCTCTATATCCTGGTCGGCTACTAATAGCACCCTGGTCGCTAACGTAGACGCTGCCCTGGAAGCTCTCACCAATATAGGCACGGGGAACGTGACTACGGCTGTAGGTACTATGACCGCGGGTATAGGCACGCTTACCATCACCTTCGCGGGCACGCTCGCAAAGAAGGCGGTCAATACAATCACGGTCAATACCAATGCTTTGGTTGGTACTTCCCCGACTGTAGCAGTAGCAGAGACTACGCCGGGCGTGAACTCTTCCGGTAGGGGGGCCGTCATAGGCGCCCTGCTCGCGGACGTGACTAACGGGATTTTGTACATTTGTACTGCTGCAAATCCCCCAACTTGGACGAAAGTGGGGACTCAGACTTGAGACTTGCGGCGACTAGGCACGATATACCCGCGCTCCCGTTTAGCGGGATACGCAATCTCGCGGCTGTAGCAGCGATGGCAACGCCCCTGCCCAAAGTGGCGGCGCTCCGTCGTGCCACAACTGACGCAAGCGGGGGCGTTGGGACTCCACGGGAACAGCGATGGACGCCCGAAGTGATGCAGCCTAGCATGGATGCTGGCATGGTCAGGAGCGTGAACCAACACCAAGTTCTCCGGTCGGTTATCCGAGCGGTTGAGGTTGCGATGGTGAACGTGCTCATGGGACTGCAAGGGATAGCCGACTATCTCGGACATAACTTTGCGGTGTTCAGCAACGTAACCACGCTTATCAGCCATAGGATGTTCGGGGATATGCAGAAAGATATAGCCGTTGTGCTCAATCCGCCCGCCTTTCCACCAACCACAACTCCTTCCACGCACACCCTTCATCTTAGATGGTTCACCGACTTTGGCAGTGTTACAACAAGCCCGCGAACAGAACACACGACCATGAATATTGCCGGGTGTACGTTCGACTGGGGTGCCACACGTATAGCAGGAGTATGTACTTCTCATGCTTCTAGTATACCACAAATGGTAACACATCGCAACATGAAGAGGGAGGTTACCCAATGCCCTACAAAGTAACGGAACGCTTGTGCGTCAACACCGACCGGAGCAAGCTGGTGGACTGCGATTCTCCCGAGGCCCACTGGGAGCTTGGCCTACCCGGCCACGAACTGCCGGACGAAGTAGCCCGCCGGTATGGGCTACTTCCCCCCGAGGGGGGCGACGGCAAGGCAGGCAAAGCAAAGGCAGAAGCCGAACCTGCCGAACCTGCCGAAGCTGCCGAGGAGAAGGCTGTCGAGGCCGCGCCCAAGAACAAGGCGGTACTCGCGCCGAAGCTGAACAAGTAGGGGAACTCAGCCGTGGCAACCGAAGCCGAAATAAACGACCTGAAACTATACCTGAAGCAACTCGACGGGCACGCGGACGAGGACCCGTTCCTGAGCGTGCTGATCGACAGCGCGCGGAGTATCGTCGAGGAATACCTGGGCTTCGCGTTCGACGGCTACACATCGAGCACGGTCATGCGGGTGCAATCGTGGGGCACGCAATCCCTGCGG